GGGTAGTTCTTTGCACCTGCCGTATCGGGTTCAGAGACGGAGTTCGCTCCCAATCCGTAGATGTCGTATGCAATCGGTGTCAGTTCTTCCGAAACGCAGATATTACGCCAGAGTAGCTCGAACGAAACGTTGATCCGGACGATGCCTTCTTCGGATGCTGTGAAAATGTCCTGTGTGCGCTCGATTCCTTCGGCTGTATATAGGCGCGACTTGATTCGCAGAAATTGCGGATCTCGATTGAGTTTTACCACCGATAACCATTGCGGTTGCCATGCCGGCATGGTGACGATTTGCCCTTGCCAAGTCAGAAAGTTTCTGGCCCACCAATCCAGCCCTACTTTGCGAGGAGCTGCAACCCCGCCGGCAATGACCTGAAAACGATATGTTTTGGTTGTCGCCGTGTCGGTCAGCGTTATATACAAATATGTAAAGTCGGTAACGCCGGTTTGTCGTGGAAATTCACATTCCAGCAGGGTATGGACGATGTCCCGCAGGTTGATCGTTATCAAACTCTCTGCATCGTAATAAAGCGTCAGTTTGTCACATATAGTTGCATCATCAAGTCTTACTGTCATGTAAATACAAGTCAGGCTTGAATTTTTGTTCCTGATGATCATTTTCCCCAAATTCTCAGAAAACTGACAAATTTCGGGCTTCTCGATTATTTCGAAGGTATCTACCATTGGCTCGGCTTCTATTCTCGGACAAAAATATCTACATGACGCGCGGACTGAAAGGACATTACACTTCGACCAACTCCGCATTCGAGTGAAGGATATCGTGAGTGGTATTACCGGTTATTTCAAGGGTTTTTATCAAATAACGCACGTTGAAGACCAACACTTTGACCCAGAGGCGTAGGTTTGCAATATCTGATGCGGTCAGGTTGAGATCGACTTTAAGCATTTCTTTGTCCCGTGCCAGCCACTCCGCGTAGGGTTTATGGAATCTGTTGTACAAACCATTTTCCCCTCCAATTGCAAGGGAGTACTCGCTTCGGTCTTCGCTGCCAGCAGAAAGATCGGGAATACCGCCCTCGAAATAATATCCTTTATCCGAAAAATTATTTTTGATCAGCAAGCCGATATACACTTCTGACGGGCGATTGCCGCCTGCGGTGGGAAAATCTACAATAGGAGTTATGGCGTTCAGTCCAATTGCTTCTTCGATCGATCCGTCAGCATGTATTTGCTTTGACGGGTATACGGCCAAAGGAACGCATTTCGGACATGTGAAGTCGATCGAACAGTCGTAGTTCTGATCTTCCGAGTCGGCAGCCGGTTCCATTTTCGTAAACCCGGCTTGATGTACGATATCCAGAGTGGCTATTGGTGTCGTATATTTGTTCCATGCGGCACCGCGTCCTGAATAATAGAGCAGAGCGTCGATTTTCTTACCTGAATAGATATCCCCGGTTTGGGCCAGTCTGATATTTTTATAGTCGGGAGACACCCTGTATTTGTTGATGATGTCCTGCAGAGAATAGCTTTCGATAATCTCATCAGTTGGCTCTTGGCCCAAATCCTCTTCGTAGGACTTGGTGTAGTTGTCATCCTCGTTACGGAATGCGAGGGTATAGCCTTTCTTTTCATAGGCGGGGAGCGAATAATTGTCGCTGACTTTGGCCGTCCAGTCTACAAATTTATTGCTTGCGAGAATCGACTTGTTACTCATCAGGAAATACTTTTTCCCGGAAAAAAACAACGTGCAGCAAGGTATTTTGAGTAGACTGATAAGAAAATCGCTCAAGTCCATGTCCGGCATCGAGTCGGCAAGATCGAGCGTACATTGGGTAGGATATAACCCCGGCCGGGCACCGGGCGATGTATCTTTTACCCCGTATCGGTTGTCGTATTCGGAACTTTTGTAAAGTCCGAGGATCGCTAACATATTGAGGAGTTTTTCGAGTTCCGGTTCCCCCAGCTCTAACTCCGGAAGGATTTTATCGAGGATATAACGTACCTTGATTGCTGGGACAACATAAGGCCGGGTGGTGTAAAGCCAGTTCGCATATTTATCGACCGTTGAGCATTCTGCTTTCGTCGGCCCCGACGTCACATACTCGATCGAGGCGCTCATTGCCTTGCGCATAATCTGGGGCAGGCCGAACTCGTCATATAGTCCTTTACGGGCGTTTTCTACCATCGTCGAGAATTTGATGTCCTCAAATCCGGAGAATGGGATGTCGGTCAGCTTTCCTGTGACGATGTGGTCGAATTCAGCCCCGACGAATGAGTATTGTAAGGACTTATCGGAGTAGTCGTCATATTTCAGTTCACCCTGAAATGCGACTATGCCATTGAATAACGCCTCGCAGGCGGCAGTCTTGCGTGACGGCCGCCGCCGGATGCCGGGTGTGAATCCGAAAAATTTGCAGTTTTTCGGCGACAGTTTGAATTCAACATTCGTGGAAACGGCCACTGGCACCCTGTCATCTTCAAAGATTGGATTGTCCAGTGTAAATGTCACATCCTGATCAGGCTGTACATCGAGGATTATGCCCTCGGATCGGAATTGTATCATCGTTTTTTGCCTCCAATTTGCCCACGTTCCCGCGTGCGGTTGTACTCTTTCATTTTCGCAACGATCCCGTTCTCGCCCAGCATTGTCACGTAGGCAAGAATCGGATTCTTCAGCACGTCGCATAGACGATCGACGGCCGCGATGAATTTGCTGGCCGTGCCTGCGTCCAAAGAGGAAAGCCCCGTGTCTGTTGTGTCGAATGACGGGATATCTCCTGTTGGGCCACCGGATACGAATCCGGGTACCGGTGTATTTTGCCGGTATACGGCATTGAAATCGAAGCTGCCGAGTGTCCCCTGTCGGCGGGCCGCTTCGATCGTGTTCAGTACGGGAATCAATGAGGGGTTATCCATTGCGGCCGCTGGAACGACATACTCCTTCCCGTTTTCCGATACCAGCACCGTCGGCGATGAGATGAAGCCTCGTTTATCCGGAGAATAACGGGCGTTGAATTTCTTGCCGTCCTGCATCCGCTCGATGACTCGACCGCCCTCTTCGGCACCAGTAGTTATTGGGGTTGATGCAATCATAGCGATTTGTGCGGCCCCCATTGCAGCGGTAATCGCGGCCATAATATAACCAGCAGGTGGTGCTACTGTTAAAGCTGCTGTAACTCCCAGAGCGGTGTTTACAATAGCGTTAGTAAGGCTCATGGCCTTTTGTCGTTTTGCCTGCTTGAGTTGTAATTCCTCTTGTTTGGCTTCGAGATTTGCGGCCATTCGATCCTCCTCTGCTTGGGCTTGCTCTTCGGTCATCAGTCCTGCTTTGACACGTTTTTCGTTGGCTTTTTTCTTCTTATCCTGATTTTTCTGATATTTCTTTAATTCAGCATTCTCCTTTTTTGTCATCATATTGTCGTAGGTAGTATATACCTGCAGCGCCGTTTCCGTAGCTGCGCCAATCGCTGTCATGGCAGCATGTACCGCCTGCAACGCTTCTTCGGTAGAGGCGGCGCCGTTCTTCAGCACGTCGAAAAATTTCATCCAGTCCGATTGTGGTAGCCCCATGAACGTTGGGTCATTGCCCGCAAAGGAGAATGTTTTCTGCTGCCCGTCGCCGAGAACTTCCAATACGCCGATGATCGCTGTCCTGACATCTTCGAAACGATTGACGAGATTTTGCTTCTCTTGGGCCGAGAGGAGTTGCGTGTCGAGCTGGATGCCGTCGAACATTCCGGACTCGATGAGCGTTTTAAGTTGCGCAGAGAGTTGAGTCAGGTGTTCGAGTTCCAATCGGGACTCTTCTTCCGCTTGGGCTTTCCGTAGCTGTTTGCGTTCAGCGGCCGAGCCTTGGAAGTCGAGGAGTTCCTGCTTGTGGCGGTTCTTGAGCTGTTTCTTTTGCAGCTCATAGGTCTCCTCTTCCCGCTTCAGTCGATCGTCGATCTCGTCGAACCTGATTTTGGTGATGTTGCGCTGGTGGGCTTTCTCCAGAGCTTCCAGTGCCGCGGCGTTACCTGCGTACTTCTTTTTCTTCAGTTCGTAGTCGGCGTTCTCCCGCTTGATCCGATCGGTTTCCGACTGCTGGAGAAGTTTGTTTATCTCCTCTTCTTTGGCTGCGGCCGCCTTCTTCTGCTCAAGTCGTTTGTCGGCGAGTTGGTTCTGGATTTTGAGCCGCGTAGCCCCTTCATCGATATTTTTCGCAAGGCGTTTTTCCAATGCCGCAATTTCCAGTTTCAGCAGCTCTTCGTTGAATTGGGACGCGGATACGATTTCTCCGTTCTGGTATTTCTCCTTGAGTTTCAGTTTCGCGGTCAGGAACTCTTTGTCTTTTTCGAGCGACCATTTGCCTGTATCGTCCGGGTCGGTGGGCGTTGTATTTGTGGTCGTGGTGGTGTTCAGATTGAGAGGGGTGGCGAACTTACCGTAGAGAGTGTCCAGCATCGAGAGAGCCTGCTGGCCTTCGGTCACGGTATTGCGTAATTCTGTGGTGATTTCTTGTAAGGCGATATTTCGGCCTGCAGGATTCCATGCCGATCCGGTGAGGTTCAGCCCCAGATTTCGTAATTCCATATTGAGGTCGGAAACTGCCTGACTTTGTTTTGCAGAATCGTTTCCGGCCGCTTTTATCTTACCCGTGAAATCGACAACTGCGGCGGCGATCAATCTCTGCTTATCGGCGGTGAGCGACGATTCATCTCCCCATTTTTTATATTTGTTTGTGATTTCGTCGATCGCCTTTTTCGTGGCTGTCATCTCATCGTTGGCGATGCGTTCCGCTTCCTGCTGCCTGAATTTGAGCTTGATATTTTTTTCCAATTCGCTGTTTACCGACTGAAGCGCAATGGCGATATC